CTGATGTTATCCCCCTGATTAGCGAATGGGATGAACTTGATGAATGAGACAATAATTCGCCAGCCGCGTAAGTTGGAAAGTTTGACCCAAATGGATTCACACTCAAACTCAAATCCATTGTGGTAATAAAAATAATCCCAAGATATGGATTTACCGAGTATGAATCTACTGTCCATACCTGACCGCCCATGTTTATTGTTGCTCCGGGATAATTAGGAGGGAGCATCTGAACAGTTATGGTGCATCCACCAGTTCCATTTGGAATTACTGTTGCTGGTGAGTTTAGATACCCGGCGAACGTCGGGTCTGTCACAAGCTGGCTACCAGATGGAATTGTTGTCCCAACTCCCCTGTTTGAAGATACAAGAGCATTTACTATAAATGCCGGTGGTGTCACCTGATAAAATTCTCCGTTGAACAGAACGGGGACATTATACGGCCCGGTGTAAGGCGATGCCAGTGTCGCGGTTGTTCCAGTTCCTATGGCCGGCGTTGTATTTGTAACCGAATTAACAATTCCAAGCAACACTGATGGCCCATAACTTCGTCTTGAGCTTACGCCATCAAAAAAAATCGGCAGCTTCCCGCTGCCGTCATTCACAATCATCCATTTTTCAGACTGCCACATCCACGCTTGGCTTGTGGTCGCGCTATTCAAATCCCCCGGTATCGAAACATCTGTCACAATCCAGTTTGAACCCGTCTCCGTGAATTTAATCAGACGTCCAGAAATCTGCGCGAGGAGTGATTCCGAACCGTAGTCCGGCCTGTAATATCCGCCGCCCTGATAGAATCCCGTCTCGACAATCGTTTGCAGCAATGGGTCGGTATAAATCAGATTTTTCTTTTGAATCGGGGGGCGTGTGTGAATGAAGCCGCCGCGTATCGAAGTATTGATTCCGATGGCATACTGGTTCTTTTGGAGAATCAACGGCGCAACGCCGGAGTTCATTCCAGCTTCAAGCGATGAAAAGAAGTCAGTAAAGTCAGCCACATTAGTTCAGGATTATGAAATTGTAATCGCTCGTGTCAGCCGCAGTTCCTGCAACAGTAAATCCAGTTCCCGGCGTCACGGTCTGTATGGCCGGGACTGCACCCACCGTTCCGCCAACTGTTTTCAGCGTGATTATCACCACACTGTTCGCTGTCAGGTTGGTTGCCGCCACGGTCACGGGAGTTGCCTCATTGCAGATGAACGTGCCTCTCGATGTCAGTCCGGTCAGTGAAGTGATGTCTGTATTCGCCCCAAGTTCAGCAGCGGACAGACTTGCGCGAGCCGCAGCAGCCGTTGCAGCGTTTGTTCCACCGTCAGCAATCGGAAGCGGGCTGGTTATGACTGGTTGTGTTCCTGCCGGGGAAATCTGCGCTCCGGTCGTGATGTTGTTTCCTGCCGCCGTGTTTCCGACGTAGTTCAAATTCGTCAGCACGACCACGGTCGTTCCACCAAGGGATGTCACCTGAAAATAGCCCGCGCCGAGGACGAACACATTCTGGCCGACGACCATCCACGAGTTTGTGTCCACCGTGACGGTGACGGCGGAGGACACGGCGGGGACGGTGAAATCCTGTTGAGTGATGGAGAAGGCGTTGATACCCGCAACCCCATCCGTTCCGTTCGCGCCCGGCGATCCGGGTATCTCGACAACTTCGGGGGTTGGGCAACCACAGTGTGAACAATTTGCTTGGCTCATAAAAATAATCAGATTCAGATTGCGTTTTTGCAATCTTTAACGATATTTAACCCTGAATGGCAAGTCCGTCAACAAATAAAAAATCCAGTCCCGACCAGCTTCTTGCCGATGAATTTGAATACATCCGGCGAGGCGGAAAGAAATTCGGACTGGTCGAACATTACAAACACGCCTGCAAACTCATCTGGCCGCACATTGAATGGCATCGGTGGACGGAACTCGCCAATAAGGAAATCCGCAGACCGGGAGCGAAGGTAACGGTTTTAATGGGGCCGGGAAGTTCAAGCAAAACCAATACTTCTGGTTGGGAATATCTGATTGAATACTACATCAATCCAGATGAAACCCTTGTCCTCATTTCTTCCACCGACATTCGGGGTCTTGAACTGCGCGTGTGGGGTGAGATAAAGAAACTGCACCAAATGGCTGTTGACCGTTTCCCGTGGCTTCCGGGCAACCTGATTGATTCCAAACATTGCATCGCCACCGACGAATTGGACGATGATGATGCCGGCGAGCGAATTCGCACTCGTGATTTACGCAAGGGCATCATCGGAATCCCGACCGTCCAAGGCGGGAAAAATGTTGGTCTTGGCAAGTGGCAGGGCATCAAGCAAAGGCATCTCCGTCTCATTGCTGACGACTGCACGGCCATGAATAACACCTTCCTTTCGGCATTTGCGAATCTAAACAACAACATTGATTTTCAGGCGATTGTCGTTGGAAACCCTGACGACGTTCTTGACCCGCTTGGTGTCGCCGCTGAACCGAAGGATGGCTGGACTTCACACCTTGAACCAACCAAGACAGAGGTTTGGGATACCCAGTTCTTCAATGGCCGCTGTATCAACTTTGTGGGCACGGACTCGCCAAACTTTGATTATCCATCCGACCAGTCCGCCCGGTATCCATACCTGGTTTCCCATCAAAAGATTCAGGAAACATTGTCGGCTTTCCCAAAGGATTCGTTCGAGTATTACAGCCAGTGCATTGGCGTGATGAAGATTTCGCAACTGTCCCGCCGCATCATCACCCGCGACCTGTGCCGTCAATTCCACGCCGCCGATGATGCCGTCTGGTCTGGCGAGGCCACTACAAAGATCGCCGCTCTTGACGCGGCATACGGTGGCGACCGATGCGTTGGTGGGTATGCCGAGTTTGGAAAGTGCATGGACGGAAAAGTCCGGCTGCAATTTCACCCGCCCCACATTGTTCCCGTCCGAATCAAGACCGGCGAACCGCTGGCCGAGGAGGATTCAATATCCGATTACGAAAAACATTTCTGCAATGCCAATGGCATCCCGCCTGAAAACTTCTTTCACGATTCCACTGGACGCGGCTCGCTTGGCACTTCACTTGGACGCCGTTGGTCTAACAACTGCAATCCAGTCGAGTTTGGCGGCGCGCCCACCAAGCGTCCCGTCACGATGGATACGTTCACCATTGACCGCGTGACGCAACAACGCCGCCTCAAGCGTTGCGACGAACACTATTCAAAATTCGTGACCGAGCTTTGGTATTCCCTGCGTTATGCCATTGAAGCCGACCAGATGCGAGGCCTTCCAGAAGATGTGATGAATGAACTCTGTATGCGCCAGTGGGAATCGGTCGCCAACGACAAAAAAGAAGCCGAATCAAAACTGGAAATGAAGGAGCGCACACGCAAGTCCCCTGACCTTGGCGACTGGGCGGCAATCATTCTTGAAGGAGCAAGGCGGCGCGGTTTCCAAATCTCCCGTTTGGGCGGTGAACCAAAGAAAGATTCCTCCCCGTCATGGCTCACCAAAAAGGCGGACGCCTTCAAGGAACTTGTCGGGTCAAGGGAGTTGACGAGGAGTTGATTTATTTTGAAACAGTGTTGTGTCCGAAGAACAACCGGACGGTTTTCGGATTTTTTTTACTGCCCGAAAAAGTGCCATGCCTGAGGAAGAACGACTCTCGGCGAAGTTGTTCGCGCCAGTTGATTTTATTTCGCTTGTTCATTTCAACCCCTCCGCTGCGATGGCATCGGCTTTTGCGATGTCCCCGGCATCCATGGCTTTCCCATACCGACGCTCCCTGTCTTTGAACTTCGCTCCGACCGGCTTTCCGTCATCGCCAGCCAGCTTTTTTCGCTCTCTCCGCTCCTTTTCTTTTCCGGCCTTGTAAGCCCGCCTGTTCACCGTAGACATTAAGTTCTGGTAGTAAAGCCCATTCAGAATCAACCACCCCTCTGGCGTTCTTTCAATCCTCCTGCCCTCGTGCGGCTGCGGTTCAATTCGTCTGGTGTCAGGAGCAGCAAGTAATTTCAAGGCATCCATCACTTCCGCCTCGGTTTTCTTCGCCCAACACGCAATGTTGTAAGCCGATCCACGCACAATCTGATCTCGGTCTTTCTTGGCAAGCAATGTCAAAAATACCTTCACCACATAATCCGGCTCTGACCAGAGCGAACTGTCCACGATTTTGCTGAATATCGGAGTGTAAAAATCCATATCACCCAACGTAAACCAACTCCAATTCAATGTCAAGTCATAAATGGACAAAATGGACACCGTGGACAGAGCGTGGACACTACGTGGACATAGAGAAGAGAGAAGCTAAAGGGGGTATGGGGGAACATCTCCCAAAATAGGCTTTGTTCAAAGGGGAGTCACATCGTATGACGCACCCGGCCAATCCTGCGGCCTGCCGGGGTGGACACCGCCTAGACGGGTCGGGAAAGGAAAAAGAATGCTTACCACCCACGGTCAGCACACCACAAGGCATGACTCAATTAAGGATACACAATGTCCATTGTATTCAATCGCAGTCATTCACAACTCATTGACTGTGTGTGTGTTGCGTTGCATAGTGTTAAACGATCTGATTATACGGCACAAGACTGACCTGATTAGACCACAAGACACAACCTGTTGGGGTGTCAGATTGAGGGTTGGCTGGTCGAGGCCGACGTCTCTTGTGGTGTCGCGATCTGACTCGGCGTTGGGGGTGCCGGCCTGGATGATGATTGACGGGGCTTGTTCACGCCGGCGGTTGGAAGTGTGAGCGGCCAAAGGTCTTTCACGGCCTTGCCAATGGCAATCCGTTCATCGATTGATGCGTCTTTCATGTCATCGAGATATTTGTCAATCTGCTTGAGGACTTTGGCCTTCCTCGCGTCGTCTGGGTCGGGCGTCGTTTCACGCGAGATTGCGAGGGCGCGCGCTTCGATGTCTCGCTGGCGTTCTTCGGCCTTCTCGCGTTGAATGCGTGCCACGCGTGAAGCTGCGGCGCGCCTGGCCATGTCTGCGGCTGTTTCGCGGGTAATCAGCGGCGCTCTGGTAGCGGGATCGAACATGAGCGGAAAATCCCCCTTTTTTGGCCGGCTGTCAAGTGATGATTTTTGTATTGACAATCTTGGTGCTTGCTTGTAATCTATGACACATGACAGTTCAACAGTTCGCATCTCTAGGTGGACTTGCCCGCGCAAAGAAGCTCGGCAAGGTTCGAATGTCGGAGATTGGCCGTGTTGCGGCAAAGGCACGCTGGTCGAGGGTTGGACAAG